TAAGAAAGGCAAAAAGATCAAAAAGAAGGAACTGTCTTTAGAGATAGTTCCTTCTCTTTCTTCTGTTTCAGTACAAGTTAGAGAACCTAAATCTTTAGAAGAGATTAAAAATAATCTTTTTGCTGCAATTAATAATGCAGAATTAGAAAAAGGTTTAGATAAATGGTCTAAAGAAAAAGATTTTGAAACTAAAGTTTCTATTAGAGACTTAACAGTTTTAAAGGGTATTATTACAGAGTATTTAGATACCTTTATGATAATGGGGTATAATGTAGACGGAGAAAGAGTTGTTATACAACATTTTAATAGTCATAGGGACAGAGACGCTATTATGGAATTTTTGAAAAACCTCTTCATTCAACAGCAGCAAAATAACTTTTTAGACTAATTAAGATATATGGCAATCATTACAAGAAATCCAGATGGATCTATTAAAACAGTTGATGGTGTAGATATTAATATAATATTAGATCAAGAATTTCCTAATAGTTTAACTTCTAGTTGGCCTAGTGTTACAGGAGATTCATTAAAATTTAATGCCAAACAATTTTTAGCTGATTTAGCTAATATGGCTGGAAATGATAATTGGGGAGGCTTTGTAAGAAATCATCCTATAGATTTTCCAGAATATAAAGCAAGTGCGGATAATTCTTTTATATATCCAGTAGATCCTCAAACCTTTGCAAAACAAGGAGACAAAAGATTAACTTTAGGAAAAGTTTTAAAAGATGCATATGATACCTTTATACCACGTATAAATGCTTATACAGAAGTAGTTAATGCAGGTGGATGCCAGGTTATAAACGATTATATATGTGACACGGATGGGAATCCTATTGTCAAAGCTACATTTACATGCGATCCAGGTAATTCAATTAATTTAGAAATGTTGAAACCTCAAGAAGTTGTAGACTTTGTAAAAAATAGTTTTAACAATGCAACTAAAGCAGAATCTGATAGTTTTATAAAATATTTAAAAGACAATTATTTAAATAAAGGTTGGACTATGGTAATGTATGATATACCCGATGTTTATACTTTTTATATAAAAATATCTAAAAGTGGACAGAAAAATATATTCAAAAAATATTTTTATGATCAAAAAGATTACGTATCAAAAACTTTGAAGTATCCTCTTGTAATTAAAAAGACAACAGCAGAGATAGAAGTAGGAGATGATTTGCCTCCGTTTATTCAAGCATTAAAAGACGGACCTCCAGTATTTAATGCTTAATCACAAGCTACATTTACAGGTGTAGTATCTGGAATAATAACCTTACCAGTAACCGGATCAATCTTTGGAGCTGGTCCCGTGTCATTAACAACACGATAGGTTAAATCTGGTGGAGGATATATAGACCCGTCTGGATTTCTTACAACAGTTGTATTGACATAGTTACCACCATTGAAAGCGTCTTCACTATCAATACCATAATTTTGATTGCGAGCCTTTTTAAACAATCCACCACCACCACAACCACCACCCAGTGCTCTAGGTCCCGGAGAAGGCCACGTACCACTTGTAGGAGCAACTGTTGGGGCTGGATTACCAGCAGCTCTTTGTTGACCGGCACCAGCTAATGTTTTCCAAGATCCTCCCTTAGGAACGGCAACTTCATGAGTATGATCTTGAGGAGCCTGGGTATGGTTATGAGTAAAATTCCAAACTAATCCAGCAACAGCACAAGCACCAAGCCCTACTCCGGCTCCTATGAATATTCCAGTAGGAAGTATTTCTATAAATATAGCCATCATAATTAAATTATAAGCTTCCATAATAATTTCAGTTAATCCAGATCCAGTTAATAGTAAACTAGGTTGGAATAAAAATTTTGTTATTAAATCTGTTTCAAAATTGAGAGCATTTAAAGCTGCCCCAAATTCTTCCCAATTTGCATGATGATTTGCGTATTTAGAAGATCCGTTTAAAGTAGTAGGAGCTGCCATAGTAGGACAATTAATATAAGGAACTGATAGAGGCCCGTCTAATGTAAGAGCACCGAGCACAGCTGCATCACCATTAACATTAAAAGCACCTCTCACATATGTGTGTTTAGCATCTATACATACTCCTGTATCACCAGATTTATTATCTGCAGCTATTAAAACATTACCACCACCTATAGTTGTAAGGTTTTTAGATGTAATAGAAAGTTCTCCTTCTGATGCATTGACGTGCACAGATCCACCCTTTACAGCTATTTCCCCGGTAGACATAAGATCCATGCCAGCATTACCTGTAGTAATTTTTAAATTATTTTGAACTTGCATCATTAGATTACCAAATGGAGAATGTAATGGTGGTTGATAAACTACTACTTTACAATTACCTTCTGTTGATACTCTTAATTTATTTCTCCAAGAATCTGATACTCTCAAATTCATAGGCAAAGAATGATGTGGTCCTGGGGTCACATAAGGTTTTGTTTTAGGAGGACCAGCTGTAGGATCACCATATATATGTATTTCACTATCTTTATGAACTTTAGCAGTAGCTGAAGAATTTTTCATAGCTATTGTTAATTTGTTCATCTTATCAGATAATTTTTCCATTTCATCTTTTACAGCTTTTTCACCGGCCTGCATTTTTAAAGACATCCCATCCTTTTCTCCACTTTTACATCCTGGTCCACACCCTTCCCCTCCATTAAGGCCTAAATTAGTTTTTTGTCCTAAAAGAGGAACATAAACTTTCATAATTAAAGTTCTTAAAACCGCAAAAGGAAAAGTAAGATAAGGAAAGTTATCTACTATTCTTCTTATATAATCTAAAATAATAACCCATTGATCGCTTTTATCATCTATTAGATGCATTTGAGCACAATTAGGACAAGTTACTTTTTCTGCAGCAGTATTTTTTATTGCATCTTGTGCTTTTTGAGTTATCTGATCTAGATAACCTTGATATTCTTTCATCTTGGCTTTATCTTCATCAGTCATCTCTCCATGATTATGAACTGTTTCGCCTTTATTATAAACTGCACTACCACCAGAAGTAGTTTCTTGTTTATTATGAGCAGTAATATGCACTTCTTCCCCGGCATTTAAACTAATATTTCCGGGAGCATTAGAAAAAATATTGCCTGTAAATATTTTAGTAAAAGTGTTCCAAGAATTACCCCAATAAGAAAATGATTTATCTTTAGGACTTTGAGAACCATTAGGATCTACCTGTTTATTATCTACAAATTGTATACCACTATATCTTCCAGATGTATGGTGTACTTGAGATTCTTTATTTTTTGTATAATCTATTGGTTTTGGCATATATTTAATTATAATTAACCTCGTAGGGCATTTATATCCCCGGGATTTGGGGCTTGAGCAAAATAAACCGGCTTTTGTATATCTCCACCCATAAAGAATACCCAAACTTTTGTTCCACCATTTGGGATAGAAAAGGTTCCTACAGGAGCACCAGGTGCACCTACATTGCTGGGTTGACAACCTACTGCTGCTGATTTATCCGTATAAGTTATTGGTCGGGTTCCATTACTTTGTGCACCTTGAGGCAAAGAAACATTATTTAATAAATCATTAGAATTATTACCATTTGCTGCTGCTACATCATTTGCAGCCCTGTTCCATCCATAAGCAGCAATACCACTATCACCTATTGACCAATCTCCTTTTTTAGCACCTGCTATAACTGCAAAATCTCGTGCTCTTTGTGTAAAAGCTGCTGCCTGAGCATTTGGATCATAAATGTTATCACTATTCAATCCATTTTCCCCTACAGTCATTTGATATATACCTTCAGACCAATGTATCGGTCCATTGTTTTTATAACCTTCATTATATGTTACATTAATTGGTATATAACCATTTACTGAAGAGTATGTACCTCCTCCCTTACCTCCTCCAAGACCGACGTTTTCATGCAAAGCTATAGCATCCATATAATTTGCCCATTGAGCAGCAGTTGTTGTTGTACCTGGTGTAAAATAACTAGAATCTTTCGGAGCAGCTAAACCTGCTAGACCTCCATTTTGTGCTGCATTTAAATTTATATTGTGCAACTCTTGAGCTGATATAAATTGTAATGTATTACCTTTTGTAGCAAGTCTACCTTGTTTATCATAAGCAGATTCTTTATTCCAACCAGAAGGAAGACCAAGACTACTAGCATTTCCGTAAGAACCATTAATATTATCTGGTTTGATCCCGGTGACATTCATATTTGGTGTTGCAGTAGGTAAAGACGGAACAGCATTACCACTACCTTGAACTGTTGAACCACTATTGACTGCTGTTTGCCCGGTAGCAGTGTTAAAAGCTCCACTAGAACCACCGAACAAAGGAGCGGCGCATTCTGCCCAAGGTAATGTGGTTTGTAATATAGTTAAAATATCTTTATCTATATTATTTAAATCTTCTGGTCCTTTAAAATGCACGTCTTTTAATTTTTGATTTAAAGGTCCATAAAGCGTGTTAGACAAATAAGGAATCCAAACTTGAACTCTATTTCTTCCTTCAGGATCTGGAGAACTACTAACTACTAAACCTAAATGTATGTCGTAATCAGGTTCCATTTTTAACCGCGTAAAGCATTTACATCTCCTGGATTAGGGGACTGAGCAAAATAAACTGGTCTCTGAGCATCGCCGCCCATGAAGAACACCCAAACTTTTGTTCCACCATTAGGAGTAGAAAAAGTTCCTACAGGAGATCCCGGTGTACCTACATTACTTGGAACACAACCTACAGCAGCAGATCTATCTGGATATACTACACCTTTTGCTCCAGATGTACTACCAGTAGAAACACTTGGTTTTGTAGGATCCGGATCATTAATTTTACCAGTTCCATCTCCCGGAAGATCATTTACTATGTTTAAATTATAAACACCACCATTAGCTGCTAAAACGGAATTTAAATCTTTATAAAATTGAGATTGAGTATTACCATCACCTACAATACCAATACATCCAGCGGTTCCTGTAGCCCCTCCATCTGGATGTATACGAAGTTCAGTTCTATTACGACCGGCTGCTGGATCATAAATATCACTTAAATTAAAAGAATAACCTACTCCATCTACAACCATCCCTGGTGTATTTCTTATTTGAGGATTTGAAATTGTGTAATTCCCAGCAGGTATTGCACCCGCTCCACCACCGCCATTATTAAAAGGATATTGTTTCGTTGTACCATCTGGTAAAGCCAAATTTATAATTCCAGAGGCAAAACTAATACCTCTTTGGGTGAGAGTGGGTTGGGTTCTTGATGCTGTAATAACTCCAGCAGAAGGCGTAGCTGGTTTAGTACCATCTGTCTTCATATTTGCAGAAGCTGTAGGCAAAAAAGGAGCAGCATTACCACTGCCTTGAAAAGTAGAACCACTATTGACTGCTGTTTGTCCGGTAGCAGTGTTAAAAGCTCCGCTAGAACCTCCAAATAAAGGTGCTCCATATTCTGCCCAAGGCAATGTGGTTTGTAAAGTAATTAAAATGTCTTTGTCTATAGTATTTAAATCTTCTGGGCCTTTAAATTTTACATCTTTTAATTTTTGATTTAAAGGTCCATAAAGTGTATTGGATAAATGTGGTACCCATACTTGAACTCTATTTCTTCCTTCTGGATCCGGAGAACTACTAACTACTAATCCTAAATGTATACCCTTGATTGGCTCCATTTTATTTTATTATTAAGGATTATTTGGATTTGCAACCACTGGTGTTGGAGTCACTGGTGCAACTTGTTGAGGAGCTGCATTAGGATTAAAGAAATTACCAACAGAAGTTGCAATATTACCCGGTATAGCTCCCACTTCAGCTGCCGCTGCACCAGCTGCAGCTGGTATAGCGCGCGCATTAGTTTTAAAATCTTCTATGTTTGCTTTAGCTTTATTAAAATATGGATTAGAATTTACGTCCAAGAAACTAAAAGGATTATCTGGATCTATATAACCTGGGTTTGGTATAACATTACCATAAGCAAGATTACCAAAATTACCGGTTCCAGTATCACCAGATCTATACCATTGACTGCTATTTCCAGCAACACCTTGAGACAACAATACAGAACCTAATGGACCTAATTGACTTTCTAACCCATAATGTAAAAGAATAGCATTTGCAATTTGTACAGCTTTGTTTCCAGCCCCAGCAGAAAATCCAAAATGAGAAATTAATTGACCCATGAAAGCTTCTGGATCTGATGATAATTGATTTAAAGCTTTAAATACATCATTAACACCCGGAATCAAACCAGCTAAAGATATTGGATTGTATGCATAATTTAAACCTTGAGCAGCAAAATTTATAACGGTTTGAATTGAATTGATTGCATTAAAAATTCCATCACCTCCTCCGAAAAGTTGTGCAAAAAATGCTACGTCATCTAACAAACTTTGGAAAGCACCTAATATAGCACAAATTAAATCTAATGGTATAAAGTAACTAATAAAATCATAGATAAATTGATTTAAAGATTGCAAAAGTCCGTTAATCATATTAGCAAATCTTTGCATCATTAATAAAACCCCGTGATAAACATTATATAATGCTTGAATAAAACCACTTATAGCTCCCTGTACTTTATAAAGAAAAGAACTCAATCCTCCAAAAGCCCCTGGTGGTAAAGATAGATATGATCTTGTGCGAATAATATTACAAAAATTTTCTATACCTTCTACCATGTGAGGGTGTATACTATTTAAAAGATCTGCACCCAAACAAGGAGCATTTTGTGCTGGTCCTGTAATAGGATTTTGGAACATTTGTGAAGTCAATAAAGTATCAATTCCTAACATTCCGCCAGTAACTAATTCTCCTGCAGTTCCTGCTGGAGTTTGTTTCTGTAATGCTTCTAATAAATGATTTTCTTTACACCATTTTACAAAATTAACATATGTTCCTCTTGTACCTCCAGTTATAGGATATGGATCACCTTGATCTATAGCCCAAACATGACCTATAGATTTTTTACCATTCACTAGCATATCTAATCTAGCAGCATACTGATTACCGTCTCCATTAGCTTTAAAGGTATCTAAAGTAAGTCCAGTACCAGAAGCTTTTATTCCAGAAGAGGCTTCCAATTGTTTTAAAGAGTCTTTGTTTACAATAGTAGATTGACTAGTGGCCATAATTAATATATTATATAAAAACTTATGGCAAATAGCTTATTTTACCCTCCGATTGGTTTATCGGGGTATGCAAGAGCAGGCAAAGATTCTTTGTGTGTTGCTTTAATAGAAGCATTTAAAGAAAAATATAATTTAGAAGCTAAGAGATTTTCTATAGCAGGTGATTGTATAAGAAAAGATTTAGATAAATTAATATCAGATAAAACAAATTTATCAGTTTATACTAATAGTGATAAAGAAAAAACTTTGCTCAGGCCTATGTTTGTTGAATATGGCAGACTAATGAGGAACACTACGAAAGGACGCTATTTTATAGAGAAATTAAGCGCAGATAAAACCTTTGCAAAGAATAATATATCTATAATAACAGATATAAGATACATAGAATACCCCAAAGACGAAATTTGGTGGTTAAAGGATGAAGTTAAAGGAACTCTTTTTTATATAGAAAGAGAAGGATTAGAACCAGCCAATAATTTTGAATTTACTAATAATAAAATTATTAGATCTTTAGCAGAACAAATAATTCTTACACTAGAATATAAAGACTTAAAGGTTTATAAAAAAGAAATTAAGAAAATAGCTTTAAATTTAGCAGACTTTTATGTTACCACTTTCCTACCGGACATTTCTCCGCTCTCAAGTAAGTCTTAACAGCCATATTACATCCACACTTACCACATCTTTCTTGTAGTTGATTAAAAAATTCACAACCTTTACAAACATTTAATCTAGTTTCAGCAACACTATTATCTACTCTTAGACTATTTCCAGCAGCAACACTCATTGCATTATTAATAACACTACTACCTAAATTCCTAGCCATTTGCATAGCAGAAGGATATTGGGTTTTATTAGAAGAAGCCAAGCGTTGAATGTGAGCTTCTTGTAATTTAGCTTTGAGTTCATCTCTATTCATATTATTTTTTATCTAAAATTGGCCACATTTTTTTGAAAGTATCTATTTTTGTAGCAACTACATCATTGACATAATTGTCTTTTGTAAATAAATGAACAACTTTAATTATCATCCATTGACCTAAAAATCTATCATCAAAAGGATTGTTATCACTAGAAGAAGTTCTGTCAACAAATATAAATTTACCTGGAGTTCTAAAAGTTAATCCAGGAACCTGAAAATATAAAGCTTGATTCAAAAATAATGCTTGTTTCATCATCAACATAGCAGGTTTATTTTTTGGGAAAAATGTCTGAGATTCAAAATAAGGTGTATTCATTAAACCAGTTTGCTTGGTTTTGTTTATATTCATTAACAATTGACCTCCATTATTAAGACCATATAAACCTTGTTTTGCCATATCCTCCATATTCTTAGAAATTTTTTCAGCTGTGTTATCTTCGTAATATATATTAAATTCAGAATTAGCAAAATTAAAATTATGAAGTGGTTTATTAGTTATTTTTGCGTCATCTGTTGCGACCATAGGTGCAAAATTATAACTTTTAATTAGAGAAGCTATGCCAGATGTAAAATTTTGAATAGCGGTTCCAGCCATATTAGGAGCTCTAGGAATATAAGGGAGAGCTTTATCTGGCGATATTCCATCTACCAATATTAATTTTTCTATTTGATTTTTTTCGGCATTTTTGAAAAAATATGAAAGAGGTCTTAAATGAAATTTTTTATCATCTGTAGTTCTACCAAAATCTAAAATTAATGGAGTACCATCAGAACTAACTGCATTTTGATACAAATAACTTAAATCTTCTAAAGCATTTGACCCTGCTGGGGAAGTATAAAGTATATTGACTGGTTCTCCATTTGGAGCATGTCCTTCATCCCAATCTCCGAAACTAGCTAAAGGAATTTTAGGATCACTTATAGAACCTAGACTTTCATTATAACCCACATTTAAATCAGAAAATAAAGGATCACTTTTACTAGAACCAGCTGTTTGTATTATAGATTTCATAGCATCACTTACAGGCATTGCCCTAGCTTTATCTGTAGTACCTAATTGTCCTTGATTTGGTCCGTATTTAGCTGTAGACCATTGTATATTTCTTTCTTTTAATATTTGTATCCTTTCATCATGAAAATACAATTTACGTAATTTATTTTGATTATTATCTGTTGGTAAATCTTCTATATCATATATAACAAAATCAAAATTCATTTCCCACAAATCTCTAGGCAATTCTTGATTATCAATAGATTCTCCTACTATACCAGCTGGATTTGGTATCGGATATATTTTAATATTAATTCTATTACGACCATCACTTCTAAAAATATAAGGTGCTGGTATACCAGCTATATTATCGACTGGTAAAGAACCTCTTTCAAATAATTCAAAATCATTTTTTAAAACCATCCAACCATTAGTAGGCCAATTAAATAATGTTTCTTCTAAAGCTAATGCTTCTATAGAAAAGAAAGATACTTGAAAGGGTTTATAATCATCAAATTGATTATACATCCAAGTTTCTAAATGATAAAATTGATCTCTTATCTGGTAAACATATTTTAAATCATTATTATTGCCTGGAGTTGTTGATGCTTCAGCACCGGCAATATGAATAGAACCAGATTCTGGATTTACAGATGCAATTGTAATGTTAGCCATACGTTAGCAAGAAGATATATTAATATCTTTTAAAAGTTTCACTTCTAATTGATTATAAGCAAAAGAAACATCACAAGTTATTTCCGCTGGGTCTTGATAAGAATAATTTATTTGACCTAGAGAAGTAACAAATGCATTAGTATATTTGAAAGAAATAATCCTATTGTCAAATTCATCCAAAGCAAAAAGAGTAAAATCAGAAATATAACGTCTCAAAGAATTTGTTAATCTAATATCTTCTCCTACAAAACTAGACTGCATATTTAAATCTGAAGTGCTATTTTGAGAATCATTAAACAAATTCAACCATTTCCATAAAATCCAATAATTTTGATATCCATTACCTACTAGAAATTTTACATCTAAAGATGGATATGCTGGACGAGACATGCTAGAAACTTTCAAGACTTGACCTCCAAATGGTAAATTTATTTCTGGAATTGAAATTTTAGGAACTGGGGATCCGTAAATGGTAAACTGTATTTGATCGGCTGAATATTTGTCTTGTATTACAGTATCCTGAGAACTTTTTAAAGCAATAGGTAAGTCAAGTACCAAAAGGAACTTGTCGCTGCGTGATCTATTTAAAGTAGCTTGATTCATAAATTAAAATAATATAATAGGTCTATATTCTTCTATAGAAGACTTATCCTCTTGAAGAGGAGTTTTGAACGTATCTTTTTCGGTACCACCATTTGTATGTAGCCACATCCATAAATTTTTAGCTTCATCAGCTAGCACTGCATTGCCTTCTTGCCCTTTAACTGGTACATAACTAGGCAACACAGGAGCACTCTTTTTTTCTAAAGTATATCCACCACCTATGAGTAAAGGACTTTTTGATATAAGATCTGAATTATCTACAAGAGCTTGTATTCTACTAGGTCTTCCCTGATCATCCAATTCCGATAATAAAAAATATTTAGAAACCAAAGAAGGATCTAAAATAAAGAGCCCCCAAATTAAACCAAATACTCTATCATCTAAATCTTTATCACTTCTTTTACTAAATGTAAAATTAGGCAAACGAACAAAATTATAAAGTTCTAATATAGTGTCTAAATCATTTAATTTTACTACTTTTAATCCATTAGACCAATATCTAAAATTAATAATACCTTTATATCTTGTATTAGTATGATTATGAACTCCTAGTCTTTTTCCGGTATCATAATGTTTGCTATTACCTTCAAATTGATAAGATACAATATTTTCATATTGATGGGTTTGATGTAGAACATCTAATACTTGTTGACCATTGTTATTATTTTCAATAAGAATAGGAGGTCTTCCCCAATCGGTTAAAACACTCATCAACTTTGTTCCAAAATGAAAAGGACTCATAGTATTGGTAGCATATATAGCTACCTGTCTAATATCTTGTAAATTAGTAACATCCAAAATCTGAGCTACTGTATTTGATCTTCCTATACCCTCTCCTACGTCGACACCTATGATATAAAGATTACCTGGTTTAGGTAATTCAAATATTTTATAAAAACCATTATCATTAATAAGAACTGGTTCTTTAGCTTGAGCTTTTAACTCATCTAGATAGGTTGTATCTACAACACTCTTACCCGGGAGAATAAAAGCATTGCCATATTCTTGTTCAAAGTCTTCTTCCGAACCCAAAGCCGCTATAGCTCCTCTTTTCCATTCTTCGTCTCTTTCAGGAACATCCCACCAATCAACTCTTTCTAAGTGCCATTCACTTCCTTTCTTTTGAGATTCTTCATAAAGTTCATAAAATTTATTATCAGTTCCATTGGGTGTACTAATAGCAACAATTTGAGATTTCTTAGAAGAAGATATAATAGGAATAGCAGATTTCCAAAGTTCTTTCATGAGTTCTGTTGGACAGTGAGCCATCTCATCAATAATAAGAAGATTACTTGTACTACCACGAGGACCTGCTGCTGAGGTTGTACTAATGGTAATAGCTGAATCGTTAGATAACAAGAACCCATCTTTTCTCCAAGACTTCATACTAGGCTTGAGATAAATTGGTAATTGTTCAAAGGCCATACGAATTCTGCTAAAAATTTCTTTTGCAGTTGATTCTTTGTTAGCAATGATAGTAACTCTTTTATCAGATTGAAAACAAACTAACCAAAGAGCATAAATTGTAATACAAGTGGTTTTACCCACCTGACGCGAGGCTAATACGATATTAAATCTATTAGCTTTGAAAGCTTTTAATAATCTTTTCTGGAATTTATGAAGTTCAATTCTTTTCTTTCCATCATCAAGGGTGGATATATAAAAATGATGTTCTGCAAAATGTAAGATACTTTTAATACAGAGCTTAAGCTCCGATTGCATCTCTTCAGTCCATTTGAAAGTAGCATTTTGTCTTAAAATATTTTCATTACCTTGAAAATATTTGCCGTCAGCTAATATATCAGCGTTTTCTATCTCCTCTAAAGGTATAGAATTAAGATCTACCTCATCTTCTTCGTCTTCTTCGTCTTTTGATTTTCTTGGCATTTATTATAAATATTTAGAGGTGAAATCTAAAAAGAAAGGGTATAACCCGAGTGATTATCTCTCTGTCTTGGAAGAGACCCCCTCAAAATTTTCTTTTTTATCCGCTGGTAAAGTTTTTAACCTTCAAAGCAAATATCCAATTTTCTTATTAAATTGTTCTTATGAAAAAGGAACTTGGATGGTTGTAAAAAGAAACATTGAAAAATTAGAAAATAGTGATGCTACTCAAAATATAAAAGAAGGAGAAGTAGAAAAATTTTTGGGTGATAATCCAGATATTGATTTTGAATTAAGTGTATTTGATGACGTATTATTTGATTCTTATTATTTTTTAATTAACAATAAAATGTATTGTTATTGTCTTCATGAGATGGCTGAAAATTTTATAATTGTTAGATTCTTTTTTGATATTAAAGAATTTATTTACTAATTTGTTTTTTTAATTCGGCTAGAACAACACCCACATATTCTGATTTTAATAATTTTAAAATTGTTCCAGGTTCTGGTTTTTTTGCTGCATTAGATATTTGATTATAAGCACAAACTAACCACCATAAATCCATAGTATTGTAATGTTTATAAGAAATAGAAACCCAAGTATCTGTAAAAGTAGTTATATATTGATCCTCTGCTAAACTACTATTAGTAGGGACTACATTAATAGCTCTTAATAAATTATAAAAATTATAATTTGTATCCATATCTGTATATACATTGAGTAAATTCTCAAAACTATATAAAGAAATTTTTGGTAAATTTATTATTTCACTTCTGTTCATGGGTTATTTAATTATGATCTTCTGGTACAGTTACTGGTGGTTTGCCGTTTTGACCGCCACCGTTTTGACCGCCACCGTTTTGACCGCCACCGTTTTGAGCATTATTATTGGCCGGTTCTATAACTTGCACAGAATTTCCTTCTAAGGCACTCCACATTACATTTGAAGATTGGGTCAAAAGATCTGTAAGAGTTATAGTTATTTTATAAGCTTCTGGTATTAAAACAGTTGAATTAGATGCCCCAATATCTGTAATAGTTCTTGTAGTTCCTATAGAATCTATTCTTAATTCACTTATATAAGCAGCAGCCATATAAACACTACCAACTCCAGTACCTTCTACTTTATAAATTTTTGGTGGAAGATAAGATACAAAACTAGTTCTGGTTTTTAAATTTTGAAAAGCTAATAAATTTACAAAACTAAAATTATCCCTAGCTTCCTTAATTGAATATGTATTATAAAGAGGAAATGATATAACAATTTTATTATCTCCAGTACTTTTAAAAGTCTTTAAAGGTTCTGTTCCGAATCCAGCTGAAAATTGTCCGCCTCCAGCAATTAATGCTGTTCCCATTTTCTTCAATATATCCCCAGCAGTTCCGCCTAAAAGACTACTCACAGCACCAGCTGTGTCTAAATCTGTCCAATCATTAGTTATAGTACCTCTAATTGGATCACCGGGTTTAATTAGATAAGGTAGAATATATTTAAAATCAGTTTCTTTACCTTTATATAATTTTAAATATGGATCAGCTTTGCCTTCTTTATCTGCTTGTTCTAAAGCTGCTGTTATAGCTGCTATATTGGACGCCCATCTACTAAAGTCTAAACTATATTCTGTCAATAATAAAGCTGGTACTTCATCAATATTACCCCTATTAGACCATCTTAATAAACCATGAACATCTATTATACCATTCCCTTCTCCAGATTTGCTAGCAACTGGATATGAAACTGCTATTTTTCCATATTGAGTATTGACTTCAGATATTGTAAAAAAATTAAAATTTGCCATATATTAATCTCCTCGATTTAAAGCAATACCAACCAAAGTTCTATATTCAAATGTAGGATCCCTTCCACCCATTAAATAATTTAAACCACCTCCATTGTTCTGGGTAGAACTGTTTATACTTACTATTGAAGGAGACTCTTCTGATCCTTTATAATTTTGACTAAAATCTTTAAAACTATTAGTTAAATTAAATAAAGTTGTATTAAGAGTTGTCATATAATTTTTCATATCAGAGGAATCTTCTAAAGCAGAAGGGAGTTTAACTTTGTTAAATTCTTCGTCAGCAGAAAATCCTTTTGGTCCTTCTTGTAAACTATATTGAAGGTCTTTTACCCATTTTCCTTTACCTCTTCCTTCAGATATAAAATGTTCTCCTTTATGTAATTCACTCCAAGATACTTCATCTTTTGGACTTTTTTGGTATGTATTTTTTGAAGGGGTTGGAAAAGGTTTGTAAGGAGAACCTTCTGGTTTTGTTAAAGTAGATGGTTCTCCTTCTGAAATAGTCTCATCAGATAATCCCGTTGCTTCGGCAAACCATTTTTTTAACCCCCACATTTCAGGTATATAAGGGGATATAGATTTCCAAAGATTTTTGCGTACCATTTGACCTAGTTTTGAAAAACTAATAGGTTTCCCAGCATCTGTTTGTTTTTCTATATCAGATGTCAAAAAGGTTTCAAATGTATTTGCTATACTTGCGGTTCCAGGTACTAATCTTAAAAAATCAAATACCGCTAACCAAGGTCTACCACTATCTATATGATATCCTAAATACCTGAAAAAGTTAAATAATGGAAAATATTTAAGACCATTTTGCCATAAAAATTTATTGGCACTCTTTTTAAATTCCGGTGCAGCTACCGCTAGACCAATATCTAAAACGTCTAAAGCTAAACTTATAGCTGTTCCGGCAAAAGGAAAAATAGAAGCAATTCCTGATGCAATTTGTAGTATACCACTTACATAATCACCTCTCATTATTCTTTCAGCACCAAATCCTAAACCAAACAAAGCACCAACACCAAATGGTATTTTGGTCAAAAGTCTTTCAGATGCACCAATACCAAATTTTGTTAATATTTTAGCCAACCATCCACTAGCCTTCCCAGCTCCTTTTGCAATGGTAGGAGCAGTTTCACTTATGCCTTCTGCTGCCAATTTTTCAATAGCTTGAGCTTCTGTAAGACCTTGTCTAAACCCTTGACCTCTCATTA